GTAGATTACTAGCCCGCCTCTAGTCTCGGATGTAAACCCCGCAAAGTAATTTCAGGGGGACGTGGTTTACTAAGAAATTGTGTCCGCATCTACAAGGCTAATAGCAATTTACGCATCAAATACCCCCTTAAATTTTAAAATTCTGCTCAGGCAAAGGCACAATAAAACCCTTCATTCTGAAATTTCCCCGCTTACTGGATAGTGGCTCATCGTAAAAAGTGCGCTCGCCTAAGTCTCTATCGTTCAAAAACTCTTGTGGTTCCTCTTGTTTAATTCTCTCAATCGCCTCATTCAACGCTTCATTTACTTCTCCGAAGCGTGGGTCTTTATTGCTTCTAGCTACTGACTTTAATAAAACTTGGTTTTTAATACTCAACATGGTAATACTCCTCGATATAAGCCTGACCCTCAATAGCGGAAAACCCGTATATCTTGCGTCTCAGCTACAGTTAAAAAATAATTCATCACTTAAGTGTTGAATGTAAAACATAGGGTAAACCCTACTCTAAAGCCCTCAAGTCTAAGGGCTTCGGAGTATGGTCTAAAAATCTTCTACTTGTATCTGTTCATCCCATCGATCTACTGGATCGCCTGCATCCCCTCGGCTCGCTAGCGTGATCGCTTCTTGCTCGCTTTCTGCCTCTACTATGTATTTCTCGGTCAGGGTTATATAAACTTCGTATTCTTTCATTTTGCTTGCTCCTATGCTTCAATGTGTTTAGTGTTAAATAAATCCCTGCCAATATCTATCAGGGCTTTGGCTTGCTCTACATCAATCCCCCGATGTTCGGCGAATAGATCAGGGCTAAGATAGTTATTCTTATAGTCTAAATACTGGTCAATCAAGTAATGGCGGGTATTCACTTTGGAATAGTCGGTTAAGTCAATTTTATAAAAAGTCATTTTAAGCCCCTAAGAAAATTGTAAAAATTGGTCGTACTTATGGATTACTGCTTCAGCCTCTAAAATATCGGGCTTGTCTAGCTTGTAAGCCTCATTGCTGGGTTCCATTCCGTCTAGATACCAGCCCGCAAAATCTAACAGTCTGCGGATTTTGTTGTATTCCTCTATATCCATTGTGATAGTCATTTAAGCCCCCTATATAGTGCGATAAACTCCGCTACTTGTTTGGCGGTCAATATGCCCTTAGCGTAAGCCCTTGTGAGTGTGTAATGCGTCCATTGGTGGTTTGTCATTCTGTAATCTCCTGTGGATAATCTGTCATAGTGTCCGAATCAAACTCCAGCGGCTCTATTTCCCCGCTAGTAATTTGCTCCCAAACAATGTCCTCTGCCTCTTTTTCGTTATTGGCTTGTATTTCTACATAACCCGAAAATGATCTACTGATATAAATTGAATAAGTTTTCATGCTGCTTGCTCCTTAAAGTTAATATCCCGCTTAATCTTTTTGATAATGTAGCTCATGGGATAGTCATAAAATACTTGTCTTATGGTGTCTCTGTCATTGTCTGCAACGGTGCGAATTGATCCGTTATGCTGTCTTTCCATAATGACAAAATAACCTTTATATTCAAAATTTCTCATGCTGTCTGCTCCTGATTGCCTAATAAGATATTTACAAGGTCTGTAGTCGATTTATAAGCAAGTATCTGCAAATGCGGATCAGTAAGCCCGCTCATAAATTGGTCTGCGTCCTGTTCGGTGTTAAATGCCCGTATCAAGTCTCTATGAGTCCAAGAGTTGTAGCCTCTTGCTATGTATAGTTTTTTCATGCTGTGATCTCCTGTCTATATCCAAACTGTTCAGCTATTGCTACCTCAAGCGGTGTAAGTTTTCGGGTCTTTGACCATTCCTGAGCCTTTTCTCTAATTTCTTTCCCGCCTATGGCTCTGCAATTTGCCCGCTCCATTGGGCTAGTGCATTGGTTTAAGTCCCTGTCCAGAGCCTCTTTTAATTGCTTAATTGTCCATGCGTTCATGCTGCGATCTCCTCTTGCTTGGTTAAGTTTTTAGCATCCAGTAAACCCTTAATATAAGAGTGCATTAGGTTAAACAATTCCCGCTTGGGTACATGCCCGCCAATAATCGGGCAAGTAATCCCGCCTCCCTCGTTTACGATGCGATGCAAGCAGACACCACCATAAGCATGGCTGATATGGTAATTGCCTACATTAGAGCGAAAATGCCCGTTCTCGTCCCTGTGTGAATACTCGGTAGGGCTATTGGTTATCTCATTGAGCCAAGTAGCTAAGTTGTCCAGTTGCTTATCTGTAATACGTTCCATAATTAAAGCTCCTTCGGTTGGTTGATCTCATCAGTTAGCGCATAACGCTAAGACGGGTTTTTAAGCCCGTTTCGATCTTTATACAGAATGGTGCTGGAGTTTCCATACCTCGTTATGCTCATCATCCATAAACTGTTCTATTGCTTTAATCATTTTTTGCCCTGTTTCGGTCTCTGTAATGTCTTTCCCAATACCGTTAAAGCACTTAGTTGCATGAGTATGAGTGTGAAAACGGGCTTTCTGCCCTGTCTCAAAGGTAAAAACCTCCTCAATCCATCCTACATTGCCCGCATTCATTCCTACTACTTGTTTAGATTTAATGTGCATGGTGTATTACTCCTGAGAGATAAAATAGCGAATTTGATCGTAAGCGACATTTGATAAGATGACGATATTGCCGAAGTCATCGTTTGCTAAGTGATACTGAATAAACTTAGATACTTTGAGCATTTGTTTCTCCTTCGTGTTGTATAGACCCGTTGTCTATGTAAGTATTAAATCACCAGTAAACGGACAAAATCTTGATCTAGGTCAAGAAAATGACAAATAGTTTTCCACAATGTGAGAAAGTTTATCTTTGCTGAGATATTTAAAAGCCCGCTATATTCCCCGATGGGAGTAGTTTAGATCATTCTCTAGTAGGGTATAAGACACTTACTTAGGTAGATAGATACACTCAGATACAAAGCATAGTTAAATAAGCACTGTATATATATCCAGTAGTCTATGGTATAGTATCCATATTCCTAATTTATACCCAGTCCATGAGATTACAGAAGTTATCTAAAGCACAGATTAAGCAGAGCCTAGATCAGACTCCAGCCCATGTCATTCTTGCTGGTAATCGTAAGCTCACAGCCAAGCAAAAGGCATATTGTAAGAATATAGTAGAGGGATTAACACAGACAGATGCAATGGCTAAGGCATATAACTACACTGGAAAGCGTAAGACAATGAGTGATGATGCTAGTAGGCTGGCAAAAGACCCCAGAATTTCCGCAGAGATAGAGGCATTAGAGAGGGCTAAAGCATTCGCTGAGACGTATTCTTCTGCTCAAAAGATAGAGGAACTCCGTATGTTAGTGGTGTCACAGCTAACGCAGGAGGCAACAAACCCCGCAAACAAGGCAGGAGATCGCATCTCCGCACTATCTAAGCTGGGACAGGTGGCAGAACTTGGAGTCTTCGTTACTAGATCAGAGACTAAAGTTATCAGAGACAGCGCAGATACTAAGGCAGAACTAATGGATCAGTTAAAGAAAGCATTAGCCGATGATGCTCGCACTGTGGACAATGATATAGCTAGTCTCATGGATGAGATCAACAACCCTCCCGCCATCGAGTTAGCCGACCCAGCGACCCCACCCGACCCCGACCACCCCTTTGTGGAAATTGACGGGTCCCATGTATTACATAGTACTCCAGACAAACAATCTGTAGCTGAATCCAATGACTAATTTCTGTGGTAAAAATCCAACGCTGTCAACGGTTGACACTTTTTATAGGGAAAGGCACCCCCTTGTGTTTCTAAACGCATAGGGGTGGGGGGTATATATTTTGAAAAATAATCATTCGCCTAAAGCAGAAGAAAATAGATGCTTGTTTTATAAGCTTAAGGATGACTTACTTAAACAAAAGAAAGCATCGTCATTTGAGCAAAAAGTTAGGGCGATAGAAGAGCGTACAGAGAAGCCGGCTTACATCCTATGACAGAGAAACAAGCCTATATCTACGACATCATTAATAAGTGGTGGATTAAGCATGGCTTTGCGCCCTCTATAGATGACATCATGGATATTACTGGAGATAGGGGTAGGGGGAATGTACACCGTACCATGAAGAAGTTAGTCGCCCTTGGACATTGCAAAATGGTACCGAGGATGGCCCGCAGTATTCGCCCTTCGTATTTACGTGTTAATAAGCTAGATCCAGAATGAACATAGAAGAGCTAGTAGCTAAGCTACCTCCTGAAGAGCAAGCGGACTTCTTAGTCAAAGCGAGGGCTTATATCGAGTCTTTAAAACGGGAAAAGGGACAAGATGACTTTATGGCGTTTGTTCATGCCATGTGGCCGGGCTTTGTTAATGGAAGACATCACAAAGTGATGGCACAGAAGTTTCAAGATATAGCCGATGGCAAGCTTAAACGGCTTATCATCAATATGCCGCCCAGACATACTAAATCCGAGTTTGCCTCCTATTTGTTGCCGGCATGGTACCTAGGCAAGTTTCCAGACAAGAAGATTATCCAGTGTTCTAACACGGCGGAGCTAGCAGTGGGGTTTGGGCGGAAGGTGAGGAACCTTGTAGGTTCGGAAGCTTATGCCGAAATCTTTCCAGATGTCGGCTTAAAATCGGATTCAAAGGCGGCAGGGCGCTGGGATACTAACAAAGGCGGTAACTACTTCGCTATTGGTGTCGGCGGTACTGTAACTGGTAAAGGTGCGGATCTCCTGATTATTGACGATCCCCATTCTGAGCAAGAAGCGGCGATAGCCTCTACAAACCCAGAAGTCTACGATAAGGTCTATGAGTGGTATTCATCAGGTCCTCGTCAGCGTTTACAGCCGGGTGGCGCCATTGTGGTTGTTATGACCCGTTGGAGTCTGAGAGACCTAACAGGCAAGATCCTAAAGTCGAGTATCGAGCGAGACGGAGATGAATGGGAAGTCATTAACTTTCCAGCGATCCTTCCTAGTGACGCCCCACTATGGCCTGACTTTTGGCCGTTAAAAGAACTATTAGCTTTAAAAGAAGAACTTCCAGTATCTAAATGGAATGCTCAGTATCAACAAAGTCCTACCTCAGAAGAAGGCGCCCTTGTCAAAAGGGAGTGGTGGCAGGAGTGGAAAGGCGATAGAGCGCCGCCATGTGAGTTTGTTATTCAATCTTGGGATACCGCTTTTACTAAGAATGAGCGGAGCGACTACTCAGCTTGTACGACATGGGGTGTCTTTTATAAAGATGAGGATCAAAGGGATCCCAATATTATTCTCCTAGATGCGTATAAAGCACGTCTAGAGTTCCCAGAATTAAAGAAGATGGCGCTAGAGATGTACCAAGAATGGGAGCCTGATGCATTTGTGATCGAGGGCAAAGCTTCTGGTATGCCGCTAATATTTGAACTGCGTAGGATGGGTATACCCGTACAAGAGTTTACACCTACACGTGGGAATGATAAGATAGCCCGACTGAACTCCGTAACAGATTTGTTTGCATCCGGCAAGGTTTGGGCGCCGGGGACAAGATGGGCTGATGAAGTAATGGAAGAGATGGCAGCATTTCCCAATTCGGAACATGACGACTTAGTAGACTCTTCTACTCAAGCCCTGATCCGTTTTAGAAAAGGTGGCTTTATCAGATTACCATCAGATGATGATGACGACGAACCAATGATTAGACGCAAAGCTGCGTATTACTAGGAAAAACTATGGCAATTGAAAAAGGTTTATACCAACTCCCTCAAGGGATCGAGTCTTTGGCAGAGCAAGAGCCAGAACTAGAGATCGAGATTGAGGATCCAGAAGAAGTAACCATTGGTATGGACGGGCTAGAAATATCTTTAGAGCCTGAAGTAGAAACTGCCGACGACTTTGACGCCAACTTAGCGGAGTACATGAGTGACTCTGAGCTATCTTCGATTGCTGGAGATTTAATTGGCGACTATGAAGCAGACTTAGCTTCTCGTAAAGACTGGATCCAGACGTACGTAGATGGTTTAGAACTCTTGGGCCTAAAGATTGAAGAGCGCACAGAACCATGGGAAGGCGCTTGTGGTGTATACCATCCTATCCTAGCTGAAGCAGTAGTAAAGTTCCAAGCAGAAATGATTATG